CAGAGATGGAAGATCTTCCAACTGATTTTGTACATGGTGTTGACTTTCGTATTCATAAGGGTACAAAGGGAGGTTATGCAGATTATGGTGCTTCTAAGTGGTCGCGTCGTGAGAGAGCATTGAGCGACGAAGAGCAAGAAGCAGTTAAAACACATGGCTTGTTTAAGTTAAAAGATTATCTTCCTAAGAAGCCAACCGATGTTGAGCTTAAGGTTATTAAAGAAATGTTTGAAGCATCTGTCGATGGTGAAGCATTTGATATGGAGAAGTGGGGACAATATTACCGTCCAAGCGGCATGAGCGCCGCTACAGGTGATCCTCAAACAAGAGCTACAACAAAAGCAGTAGTTGAGGATAGCGAGGATCCCCCTTTTGAAGTAGAGCCGAAGGCAGCACCAAAAGCTGCTCCAAAGGCTCCTGAAACAAAAGCAGGTGGCGACAGTAAAGCACAAGACATTCTTAGTATGATTCGTGCTCGTCAAAATAAGGACTAATAACTAGGGGGAGTTATCTCCCCCATTTTCTTTAGGAGATTCTCTATGGCTAAAACATTTGATATTACAAAATTTCGTAAGACACTAACAAAAAGCATTGATGGACTAGGTGTTGGATTTAATGATCCTACTGATTGGGTTTCAACTGGTAACTATGCTCTTAATTACTTAATTAGTGGCGACTTTCATAAAGGTATCCCTCTAGGCAAGGTTACAGTATTTGCAGGCGAGTCCGGCGCTGGTAAGAGTTATATTTGCTCAGGTAACATTATTAAACATGCTCAAGAACAAGGCATATTTGTTGTTCTTATTGACTCTGAAAATGCACTTGACGAAGCGTGGTTACATGCTTTAGGTGTTGATACTGATGAATCAAAACTTCTTAAACTCAATATGGCAATGATTGATGATGTTGCTAGAACTATTCATGAGTTTATGAAAGAATATAAGGAAATGGCATTAGAAGACCGTCCAAAGGTTCTTTTTGTTGTTGACTCACTTGGTATGTTACTTACACCTACAGACATTAATCAATTTGAAGCAGGTGATTTAAAAGGTGACATGGGTAGAAAGCCAAAAGCTCTTACTGCTCTTGTTCGTAATTGTGTCAACATGTTTGGCAATTACAATGTTGGAATGGTTGCTACTAATCATACATATGCTTCACAAGATATGTTTGATCCAGACGATAAGATTAGTGGTGGTCAAGGATTTATCTACGCAAGTTCGATTGTTGTCGCAATGCGTAAGTTAAAGTTAAAAGAAGATGAAGACGGTAATAAGGTAAGTGAAGTAAATGGTATTCGTGCCGCATGTAAGATAATGAAAACACGTTATGCTAAACCGTTCGAATCATTACAAATTAAAATTCCATACGATACTGGTATGGATCCTTACTCAGGAATTTTAGACCTCTTCGAGAAGAAAGGTATAATTACTCAACAAGGCAACCGACTAAAGTATATTGACTCTAAAGGTAAAGAACATCTCGAATACCGCAAGCAGTGGAAAAGTGAGCTGTTAAATCTTGTAATGGAAGACTATATACATTTACAGCCCGAAAAGACTGTCGAAGAATCAGTCGATGAAGAAATGGTTGTCTTAGAACAAACTGAGGAAAAGGTAGAATGAATGCAAGTTTAATTGTTGAGATGTGGGATCTATTTGCAGATTATACTGACAAAAAGCATAGACCTGTTATAGCAGAAAAGTATGTTCAGTTAGTAACAGATCATGGAGCAGCTGATCGTGATTTACAAAATGTTTTAGGTCACGACGACGACTTAGATCATGCTATAAAAGAACTGTTAGATATGGACTCTTATGAAGAAGACAATTATAACGACTTAGACGATGAGTGATATATGAACTGGTATTCCAAGTGTAGCAGAGATATAAACAATCTTCCTGATGCTATGGCTTATTACGAAAACGAGTTACAAGATGCTCGTAAAGAAGTTAAGATACATGGTAACATTGAGAAGGCCTCTGCTGCTATGCCTGGCATAGTAGAATTAAGATACGCACAGTTACAAGAAATTGAAGCTATCTTGGAATACCTAAACATAGAACTAAGAAAACTAAGAAGTTCTTTCTTTAGAAAATATCTTGAAAATTATCAGCGAGCTTTGAGCAGTCGAGACGTAGAAAAATTTGTCGACGGCGAAGAAGATGTATGTGAATATGAAAAGATTATCAATGAATTTGCCCTCCTAAGAAACAAGTGGTTAGGCGTAATTAAGAGTTTAGATATAAAACAATGGCAGCTAAGTAATGTTATTAAACTGCGAGTAGCAGGAATGGAGGATGCATCTTTATGAATTTTATAGAGAAAAGTGAAAGACATTTAAAATTAAGTAAAGTCGGATATGTTGATCACTTAACATGGGCATTAAAGTCTGGAGTCATTCTTATATCTATAGGTATAGCAAGCATTATTCACGGTATTGCTCCTTTTCTCTTCGAAGGTACAACTGCTAAAAAAGTAATTGAAATTTTTTATCAACATCTTTATAATCATCCTAATCCCGAATATCAGATTGCTATACGTGAAGAATTTAAAAAAACATTAAAATGAAATCACACCCTCATAATATCTGGATTGATAGAACTAATTTCATATCTAAACTAATAAGTCCGAATTTAAGTGTAATAGATTTTGGATGTGGGAGTATGGCAATAAAAGAAATTGCAAAAATTGAAAGTTACATAGGAATTGATTTACAAGATGCTGATATTAACATCGACCTTAACAAAGAATTTCCTAATGTAAAACATTATGATTTGGGGTTGATTATCGGTTTATTAGAATATCTAGATAATCCAGAAGATTTTATAAAAAGAGCTAAAGAAGTAACAGATAGAATGATTATATGTTGCTTAATATCTTCTAAACCTAAAAAAACATGGAAAACACATTTTAGTAAAGAGCAGTTAACAAACTTACTTCATAATAATTTTGACGAAATTATTGAAAAAAGATATGGTCCAAAATATTACATATATATTTGTAAATGATCGTTTATAACAAACTTTATCGAATTAATAGATCTAATAATGTATTAGATAAAGTTGCTCCTTGGTTTGAGCATTGTATACCTGTAATTCCTACAAACGAGATAGACTTAGAAAAAATGTATCTTGTTGTAGGTCCTTGGAAATATTCAAAAGAAGAACAGATAATCTTTAATCAAGGACATTATATACATTATGATAAAGGATATTTCTTTCATGGAAAGGTTCCGAATTATCATCGTTTAACATATCAAAGCCTACAAGAAGCACAAGTATTCAATTGCGACAATAAAAGATTAGATCAATTTAATATAGAAATTAAACCTTGGAAACAAACAGGTGATTACATATTAATTGTTGCTCCTGATGAATTTCCTGTGCAATATTATACGTCTTTTCAAAATGAATTTGAATGGGTAATGTGGCTTAAACATGAATTAAGAAAATATACAGATCGTAAAATATTTTATCGGTTTAAGGAAAAACGTAAACAAAGAGGCAACGACCCTCTATCAATATATTTAGATAATGCTTGGGCTGTTGTAACACATCAAAGTCTGGCATGTATTGAATCAATATGTGAAGGTGTTCCTGTTTTTAATCTTGCTCCTAGTTGCTGCGATAATATGGCATTACAAGATATTTCAAAAATAGAACAACCGCTTTATCCAGAAAATAGATACGAGTGGTTAAAGAGTTTAAGTTACGGACAATTTACAGTTGAAGAAATTATGAATGGATTTGCATTAGAAATTTTAAAGGAGAGATACAAATGATAACAGAAGTAGGAGGATGGCATTGTCTTGCTTCAGATCTTTCTCTGCCTGCTAATTTAGACAAGTTAAGAGGCAAACCACTTACAACATATCAAGCATTTGAAATATTTTCGACTATCGGTCTTTCTAGAAATTTTCGAAGAGCAATTGATGTTGGTGCTAATTATGGACTTATGTCTTATCATTTAAGTAGAAATTTTGAAAAAGTAGAAGCATTTGAATTAGATTCTAATGTTAGAGAATGTTTAGGAATGAATGTTAAAAAATATAATATGAATAATGTAACTATTCATCCTTACGGCTGTGGTCCGGCTCATAATAAGGTAAAAATGCTTAAAATGAACGATCATTCTTTTTCTACAAGAGTTGATCCTCAATATCAAAATGTTAGTGACGAATACGATGCAGAAGTCGTTCCTTTAGACTCTTACGACTGGGAAGATGTTGATCTTATCAAAATAGATGCTGAAGGGTTTGAGGGTATGATAATACAAGGAGCTCAAAATCTTATTGCTCGATCTCTTCCTGTTATCTTATATGAAAAGAAAGATGCTCCCTTACAAGCATACGGGCACTCGGAATTTGCTCCATTAGAAATGCTTAGTCATCTAGGATACAGAATGCTTCTTGATATTAAGAAGAATGGTATTATAGGACCAAAACAAAAGAAGCCAATTATCATTATATAAATATACGCACTTATTGCGAGAATATAATGAAGAATAAAGTGTTTATAGGATGGGATCCTAGAGAGGATATCGCCTATCAAGTTAGTGAACATAGTATTGTGACTAGGTCACCTAACGCCGATGTTGTTCCTTTGGTACAAGCGGATTTAAGAACTGTTGGCCTTTATACAAGACCAGCTGACCCGCTTTCGAGTACAGAATTTACCTTTACAAGATTTCTAATTCCGGCTATTATGAATTATAAGGGCTGGGCTATGTTTACTGATTGTGATATCATCTTCTTAGAAGATGTACAGAACCTTTTCGATTTAGCAGATGATCAATACGCTATCATGTGCGCCAAACATGAGTACGAAGTTAAAGAATCAGTAAAAATGGATGGTAAGGTTCAAACTGTTTATCCAAGAAAGAATTGGAGCTCAGTTATGTTAATTAACTGCGGACATCCAAGTAATGCTAAATTAACAACAGAACTAGTTAACACAGAATCAGGAAAGTTCTTGCATCGTTTTGGATGGCTACAAGATAACGAAATTGGTGCATTCAGTCACGAATGGAATTGGTTAGCAGGCACAGGAGTATATGAAGAACCTCGTGACGGTAAACCCAAAGCTATTCATCATACATTAGGCGGACCATGGTTTAAAAATTATCGCAATTGTGAATATAAAACGGAGTGGGTCAAAGAATTGACCGATATGTTAAATGATTAAACCAAACTTTTATGCCTTAGGCGACGACGAGGGATTTTTAGCTAGTTTTGCAAAAGGATCAAACGGTCAAATTGATATAGGCGAATTTAATTTTGATGCCGAGTTTAAAGTTCCTATTGCATTTAGAGGAATTACTAAAAGAAATTTAATTAAGAAATGTTGGGAAACTGGTCGAACATTTTATTTTATGGATACAGGATACTTTGCAAATTATGCAACAATAAGCAATCCAAAAGGTGTTAAAAGATGGCACAGAATTGTAAAAAATAACATTCAACATATAGGTACTGTAGAAAAAAGACCTTCTGATAGATGGGAAAGATTACAAAAAGAATTTCCTACCTTAGAATGGCGTGGTTGGAAAAAAGGTGGTAGAAATATATTATTAGTAACTCCTAGTGAAAAGCCATGTAAATTTTACGGTATCGAATTAGACAAATGGTTAGAAGAAACTATAGATACAATAAAGAAGCATACTGATAGACCTATAATAGTACGTAGAAAAACAAAACTCAGAATGGAAAGAGTTATAACAAGTCATATATATAAACAATTTATAGATGATGATATTTATTCTCTTGTTACATACAATTCAATTGCAGCATCTGAAGCAATTGCGTTTGGAATACCTGCATTTACCTTAGCCCCAAATGCAGCAAGTCCTGTTGCATCAGACGATTTAACTAAAATTGAAAATCCATTCTATCCAGATGAAGATTTAGTTCATAAATGGGAGTGTTATCTTTCATACGGTCAATTTAATAATGAAGAACTTGCAAATGGCAATGCTTGGAGGATATTAAGTGAATATAGTTGAATTTCATAGAATGGATGCAAATAATCCAGGTGATTGGTATTCTAATCCGTCTAGATATTTTTTTCCTAATAAAGCAATACAAATTGATATTGATAATGTTAGAAAGACAACATGGAACCAACAGGATACAATTATTGTTGGCGGCGGCGGATTAATAGGTAATGAGAATTTCGAACCCTTAATGGAAAGATTATCTAGACATCCTGATGAACAACTATTGAAAGATATATTAGAAACTAAATTAAAAACTGTTTCAGGTGAAAATAAAGAAATAATTACCGATTGGAAAGATAAAGTAAGAGTAATAACTTTAAAAACAATAAATTCTTTAGATAAATCTATTGGTCCTCGTATTTTGTGGGGAGCAGGATATAATTCTAGAGAAAAAGATAAAGATCCTTATTATATCGATTATCCAGATTATCTAAATCAATTTCATCTTATAGGTATTAGAGATTGGGATACTGATTATCGTTGGGTTCCATGTGCAAGTTGTATGCACCCTGCTTTTGATGAAGAATATGAAATAAAAAATGAAGTTGTTTGGTTTGAACATAAAAAGAGATTAATTGATGGTAAATTCCTAGATGCATTACCTGCACCTAGAATGCTTAATACCGGACAAAATTTAGAACAAGTTATAGAATTCTTAGGATCAGCGGAAACTGTAGTAACAAATAGTTACCACGGAGTATATTGGGCTACTTTACTTAATAGAAAAGTAGTTTGTGTTCCTTGGGGAAGTAAATTTAATATGTTTAAACATCCCCCTGTTATGGCAAATGAACGTAATTGGGTGGACATGATTGAACGAGCTGTTAACTATCCAAAAGCACTTAAAGAATGCCGAACTGCTAATGAAGAATTTTATCAAGACGTTATAAAATTAGTAGAAGAAATGATTAACAAATAATGTTTACTGTTGTATCTTATCTAAGAGGAATTCCTACTTCAAACAAAAATCCTGAAAAACCTGCTTCTTTAACAAACTTTATAGAGGGCGTAAACAAAAATAAAGATAAAGGATTAATTATTAATGATTTAAATTTAGTAGACTGTGACGTTGCAGTTATTCAAGGGTTCGTACATGAAGATGGCAAAAGTGCTCCTCATTTAGAATTTAGGAAAAAGATATTAGAATATCAATTAAGAAAAAGAAAACGCACTATTATTATAGATAGTAATCTTTTTCTCTATGCAGATCCTACTAATACTAAAGGTTATTTAAGATTTAGTTATGACGGTATATTTCCTAATACTGGAGATTATTGTTACAATAATCCAAATCCACTTAGGTGGGAAAAAATTAAACAAGATTTAAACATTGATTTGAAACCTTGGAAAAATAACGGTAACCATATTCTAGTATGTTTACAAAGAAATGGTGGTTGGAGCATGAAAGGATTGTCTGTTGTTGATTTCTTTCATCAAACTGTAAATGAAATTAGGAAATATTCTAACAGACAAATAGTTGTTCGTAC